TCAATTGGCCTTGCTGGCTTCGACGATCGCCGCATAGGCGTTGGCGAGGGTTTGCAGCCCGGTTGCGGCATTGACCGCGCCTGGATTGGCGCAGAGCGTATCGACGCCCGCCATCGCGGCGCGCTCGGCCGACACGGCCGCGCTGGAGATCTTGCCGGTCGCGACGATCGTCTGGAACGAAGCGTCCGCGGTTCCGAGCAGCGCGCACGCCGCGGGCAGGTTGTTGGCGACCTCAGCGTTGAAGGTTGCAATGTCGTTTGCGAGCGTCGTCGAGGTGGTCGCGCTGCATCCGGCGAGCAGCGTGGCGGCGAGCGCAAGCGCGCCCGCGAAAGCGGGTGATCGATACATGTGCGTCTCCATGGGAATGCCCGGCGTAATTGCCGGACGGCTAAACGCCGAGCGCAGCCAGATCGGCGGCGTAGCGATCGATCGAATGATTGACGGCGGGGTCGAGCGCCGGAACGGACACGCCAATGCAAAGGCCGGCGGTCGGATGGCGAAACAGCAGGCGTGAAGGCAGATCGGGGACGATGTCGCCCGCGCGGCGGTATTCCACCGCTTCAAGCCCCGAATGCACCAGGCGCCGCATTGTCATATTTCCGGCGGTCGGCATGCGCGGCGCGCCGAACGTGACGAGGCGAAACGGCTGGAGCCGCCTGGCCGCGTGATATGCCGCCAGCCCTTGCGCCAGCGCGCCGCCGAGGGAATGGCCGCAGTAGGTCACCGAACCGTTCGGCGGCAGTTCGGGCGAGATCCGCGCCCACAAAGCGGCTGCGCCGGATCCGAAGCCGCGATGGCAGAGCCCGATTGGCGCGAACCATTCCGGCCACCAATCGAGATCGCGGATCCAGTCGGCGAGTTGCGAGGGGTGCGTGCCGGGGCAGACCACGACGAGTTCGTCGCCGCGCGGCACGAGGCACGCGCGCGCATCCCCGACCGTCAGGCTTTGCGGGCCCGAGTAGGCGGCTTTGGCGAGCAGGGAAAGGTCGTGGTGCGTAAGCATCGGCTCACGTCTTGGCCGTCGGCGAAGGGCTCGCGGGCGACACGGACGTCATGCTCGCTTGCCACTTGCCGATCTCGCCGAGCGCCATGCGAGCGACCGAAGCTGGATCGACTCCCGCCTTAGCAAGCAGATCCGGCGCGGCGGCGAGGATGCGGGCGGCGATCGCCGCGACAATCGGCGAGCCGAGCGGGATCGATGTCGTTGCGAGATTGTCCGAGGCGGCGGCGACGAGGGCGCCGACCTCATCCTCGATCATCGCGTCGAGCCTGTCGGCGGCCGCCTGCTGCAACCTGAGGCCGGTGAGCCTGCGCAGTTGGTCGAGTCCCATCGCGACAAGGCCCGGCACAACGACGCTACTCAGGGCGACGATATAGGGCGCGGCGTCAGCGACGATCGCCGACGCCGCGATTGCGGCGTTTGTCATGAGAGTTTCCTTTGGGATTTGCTGGGAAGGGGCGCAGCGCTCGACGCTAAGCGCCAGGGCGCGCGGCTGATGCTGACGCCAACGCTTTTTCGAGCGCCGCGACAGTTCGCGGCCCCGGGTCGCCGTCGACGCCGATTCTCGCCTGCGCTTGGAACGATTCGATCGCAGCGCGAGTCGCGGCGCCCTCGACGCCGTCGACGTCGAGCAGGCTGGCGGACGCGCCGATTGCGTTGAGCGCAGCCTGCGTCCATTCGATCGAGCCGACCGGCAAATCGTGTCGGATCGCGCTATGGGGCGTCCAGCCGGCCGGTCGCGCGGGCGCTGGCGCAAGTCCCGCCGGCGTCCAACTCGTAGGCATGTCCGCCGTGGAGCGCGCGTGGACGAGTTCGACGAAGTTGGCCCATACGGCGCCGTCGTGCGTGATGTCGTGGTGGCCCCCGCCCATCGCGCCGAGGTCGGCGTGCTGGCAGAAGCCGGTCCAATCGTTCGCCGCCGTCGCGACCTGGCAGGGAACGCCGTTGGCGCGCAGGCGGAACGCGACGATCGCCGCCAGCCCGTTCCACTCCGCTGCGCCGAGGCCCTTCGCGGCGAAGCCGGCGGCCTCGACGCCCTCGGAGAACGAATTCACGTCGCAAGCGTGCCAGGCTTTTGCGCTCCAGGCGACCATCTGCACGGCGCTAAGACCGTCCTCGCTCAGCACGACATGCGCGGAGACTTGCGACTTCGCCGTCGCGAACCAGGACACGGAGCCGGCGAAGCTGCCTTCGCAGTCGTGCACGACGATCAGGCGAACCCTCTGGCCGCGGCGGCTCGAACAATTCGGGGAGGGCGTCCAGGCGAGCGCGGGAAGCGTCAGCAGGCTCATTCGTTCCGTCCTTGCGTAGCAGAACGGCCAGCCGCAGGGCTGGCCAAGCGATGAAGATCGAGACAAGCAGGGCGCTCAGCGCCCGATCGGCCGCATTCACGTGGGCCTCACGAAGGCGATGACGGCGCGGCGCGCGAAGCGCGCGATCGTCACGCGGCGGCTCTGATTGCCGCCAAGGGCGAGGAACGCGTCCGCGCCGTCCCATCCGGCGAAGAAGGCGACGTGACCATGCATGACCGCAAGATCGCCTGGGGCGGGGTCGGCGACTCGGGGCCCGAGCCGCAGCGCTGTGATCGCCAAGTGAGAGCGATCGCCGAGCGGATGGCCGGCGCGTCGGAGCACAAAGTTGACGAAGTCCCGGCACCAAGGCTCGCGGAACGGCGTCGGATTGCCGCCTCCGAGCCAGCGCGAGGCTTCGGCAAGGATCCCGCCCCGCATGGCGCGCTCGATCGGCGCCGGCGCGTCGTGGCGCGAAAATCCCCTTCTGCCGCCGGCGTGCGCGATGCGCGGTCCGGCGGCTGCGAATACGGCCAGGGCGCCGATCGCCAGCGTGAATCCAAGGCGCGCGAGTGCGCCACGCGGCAGGCGCGGGTCGGGCATGACGAAATCCTTTTTGGTTGGGATCAGGCCGTCGCTTGACCGGAGAGGATGCGCGTCGCCTCGGCGGCGGTGATCACGCCGGACGAAGCGAGATAATCGACGCCGGCGATCACTTCGGCGTTGGTCAGGTCGAGCGTTCCGGCCCCGCTCGCCATGATGACGAACAGCTTCACTTGCGTATCGCTCGACGTGACGATCGCCGCCTGCTCAGTGGGCGTGAACAACGCCATGAATTGCAGGAAGGTCAGAAGGGCGGGAGCAGGCGACGCCGGCGGCGCGATCCAGGCGCCCCCGGCTCCTTGCGCCCAGCCGATAGCGACGCCGGGCGGCAGCGACGACACGGGCGAGAGGGTGGCGCCGTTCGGCGGCTCATAGGGCGTTGCGCCGTCCCATTCGACGAGATTGGCGACAACGCCGGCTTCGATCAGGGCGTACTGAGCCATCAGAAGAACTCCACAACGATGCAATAACCCGCGCCGCCGGCGCCGCCCGCACCGGCCGTTCCGCCGTTCTGCGCCGAGCCGCCGCCGCCGCCGCCCGCGCCGCGCCCTCCCGCGCCGCCGCTTCCAGCCGTTCCAGAAATCGCGGAACCGCCGCCGCCGCCGCCCGAGCCCGCCATGAATTCAGGTGAAAAATTCGCGGGATTCCCGCCGGCGCCGCCAGAGGTCGGCGCTGTCCCGCCGTTGCCTCCGACCGTTACAACCCCGGAGGCGAATTGGTTGCCGCCGTTGCCGCCGTTGTTCACGCCGTTGGTCGATGAAAGGCCGCCGCCGGAGCCGCCGCCCGTGCCGCCCCCAAACGTATAGGCCGAATTGGTGGGGACCCCGGCTGCGGAACATCCGCCGCCACCCGAGCCGCCCAGATTGATAGACGGGCTCGATGCCGAAACGCCGCTGCCGCCGGCAGAACCGCCCGCGCCAGCAGAGCCGCCGGTGGCGCCGGACGCATTGCCGCCCGCCGCCTGTTGGCCGCCGCCTCCGCCGCCGCCGGACGCGGCGGCGTTCAACTGTCCCCCGGCGCCCCCGCCGCCAGCAAACGCCGCCAACAGCGTTCCGAAGCTCGTATACCCGCCCTGGCCTCCGCCAGCTCCGGCGGTAGAATTCGATGTCGCCGCGGCGCCGACGCCGCCGCCGGCGCCGACGGTGACAGATTGCGAGGCTCCGATTTGGGCCGCCGTGAAACGGCCTTTCGCAATGCTCGCGCCGCCGCCGCCGCCGCCGCCGGAACACGCGGTCGACGTCGCCTCGAGACATCCGCCGCCGCCACCCCCGCCGCCGCCGATGAGATAAACGTCGCAGACCGTCATGCCCGGCGTCGGCGTATAGGTCCCAGACGACGAGAAGGTCAGGACATTGGCGCCGCCCGCGCGTTTGATAATCGTCCAGGCGTTGGCGCCGTTGCTCTCCAGCATGACGGCGCCGAATGCCGAAGCGATCGCGATGCTGGCCACGCCGTTGATCGTATCGGAGCCGGCGCGCGAGACCGTGATGGTATTGGTCGCCGAGCAGGCGCCGCTTTCGTCGACGACGACGAGATGCTGGCCAGGCGGATAGGCGCTCGCCGGCGGCAAGCTGACCGTGCGCGCGGCTGTCAGCGCCGTGTAGGCGACCAGCCGGTCGGTCGGCAACGCCGCGTAATTGGCGTCGGCGACGGCGGTGCGCTGATTGGCGAAGGTCGCCGCGCCGGTCGCCGCGTCCAGCGCGATCGCGGTCGTCCAACTCGAGCCGTTCGGCGAGACCTTGAAGCTGAAATTGTCGGAACCGTTGAGGCCCATTTGGGCGCGGCCGGAAAAGCCATCTTCGAAGATCATTGAGGCGGTGGCGCTCGCGCCGTTCTTGTTGACCGTGACGTTCATGTTCGTCGCGCCGTTGAAGAGCGCGCTCGGCCCGTAGACGGACAGCGGATTGTTCGGATCGGGAGCCGTGCCGACGCTGACGAGGGAGGCCTGCAGGTTCGGCTTGGGCGACAGAATGGTCCAAGCGTTCGATCCGTTGCTCTCGATCTCGAGACCGCCATAGGCGCCGGCGATCGCGAAGTTCGTCGCCCCGTCGATCAGATCGGAGCCGGCGCGATTGACGGCGATCGTCTTCGCCGACGAGCATGCGCCGCTTTCGTCGACGATCATCAGCCGGGTTCCGGTCGGATAGGACGCGGCCGGAGGAAGCGTGACGACGCGCGCTGCGGTCAGCGCCGTAAAGGCGATCAGCCGGTCGCTCGTCAGCGCCGTGTAGTTGGCGTCGCTGACGGCGGTGTGCGCATTGGTGACGACCTCGGCGAGCTTGGCCGCCGGCCAGCCGCCCATCGTGGCGCCGTCGTTGATCACGGCGCGATTGTTGGTCGTATCGACGACCACCTCGCCTTGCGCGCCGGTGAATGCGGCGACCTGGGCCGCCGTGCCGCGTCGAAGCTGCAGTTGTTCGCTCATTCAAGCTGTCCCGAGATCGAGCGCGCCGGTGACGACGCTGAGGCCGACCGTTCCGAAGTCGTCGGAGAGGGCGGATGGAGACATGACCAGGCCGAGGTCGAGCGGCATGCCGCCCGCGAGTTGCGCGACGATCGGATCGCCCACGCTCGCCCCGGTCGGGACGTAGACGGAGACGGCGCAGGTCGCGAGCTCCTGCACGCCGGCGCCGAATACGTTGAAGCTCTGAAATTTGAAGTAGAGGGTCTGACCGATGTAATTGGCGGGCAGATTGGTGGCGACGACTGCGTCGTCGAGCCGGGCGAAGGGCGCACCCGCGGCGTGCGCTGCGCTGGCCGTGCCATAGAGGCCGCGCTGCAGCCCGGTCAAATTGTAAGCGTTCGCCCCCGTCAGCGCCGCGCTCTCGTAGGACAGCAGCTCGCCGTCGACGAGCGAACGGGTCGAGCCCTGCTGCGCGCCGACGAGCGACGTGCCGGATAGCGTCGCGGCGCTTTCGGCGAGATTGACGGCGAGCACATCCGTCGTATCCCAGCCGCTCGCGGACGCGAGCGCAGTCGTCAACACGCCTTGGCGCAGCGGCTTCGTGATTGTTGCGACCTGCGAATAGGTGACGTTGTCGAGAGAAATCCAGACATAGGCGCCGCCCCAGTTGGGATCGGATACGCTGCCTGATCCCCCTGAGGCGCCGACCCAGATCTGCGGCGTTCCGTTGGTCAGCGCCGAAGGCGGCTCGAAGATCAACGGCGAATTGACGGCGGCCGCCGCAACGGCTTGGTTCGGCAAGAACGCGACCGGGCCGGAATTGGGATAGAGGACCGGCGTCGAAACGCCGACGGTCAGCTCTTCGGCGGTGATCGTCAGCAGGCCCTTGTCGTCCTCCTCGATGGCGGTGATGCGGACGGGATAATTGTTCAACCCGAGATTGGCGTCGCTGATCGTCACGACGTCCATCGGATCGAGCAGGCCGTATTCCCACGACAGTTTGAAGGTGAAGTGCGCGCGCACGTAGAGCTGGCGTTGCAGCAGAGTCTGCGCGACGATGGGCCCGACCACGATCTCGTCGCAGATCTCATGGCCCTGGATCGTCGTGCCGACGCGCGGCCCGTAGAGTTCGATCTGGCCTTGATCGCGCGCCTCGACCGGTGTGGCGCCGTACTGATTTGTCCGCGACAGGCATTCGACCCGTTGGATCGTAGGCAGCGAAAACGGATCGACGCGCGACGCCTGGACAGGATCCTTGTTGCCCTTCTCGTCGACGTAATCGAGGTCCGTCAGATTGTAGATGGGCGTCAAATTGGGGACGTAGCTGGCGCTGATCGCATAGGTGAAGGTGATCGAGACGACCTGGCTGTCGTCGTAGCCTGAGAAGACATAGGCGCCGGCGGGGGAAATTGCGTAGGTCCCGGCGACGGTCGGCGTCCCGGCGCCGACATAAGTCAGCGGCGCGCCGGTAAACGCATAGGTTACGCCGCCGTCCGCGATGAACTGGCCGGGCGCGCAAACGACAACGGTCGGCGGCGGCGTCGTTCCGGAAGACGTCGTGACTGGCGCGGGAATCGCATATTGCACCGTGTTCGTCACATTGCCCGCGGCGATCGTCTCGTCGCCGTAGGGAATGAGCTTGAGCATACCGCCGCTCCAGACGGCCGCGCAGTTCAACAACTGCAGCCAGCGCGACAGGATGCTCGATCCCTGTTCCTGATCGGTGAGGGCCGGGGAGAAGGCGAGGCCCATCGCGCGGCAATAGGTCTGCAAACTCGCGTCGCCGCCCGCGCCATAAAGCGTCGTCGCGTCGATGCTGGCTGGCGAGAAGCCGCCGCCGTACTGCGGGTTGGTCAGAAAGTCGCCGATCACCTGAGCGGGATCGGCGTCGATTCCGTTGACGCCGGTGCCGGCGAATATGCCGATGATCTCGAAATTGTGGTTGCCGATGTCGGCGCTGTCGCCGAGCGCATAATTGGCTGCGCAGACGTAGCATGTTCCCTGATAGGCGAGCGCCTCGACCGAGTAGCTCGCGGCGAGATAGCCCCAGACCGCCTGCGGCGTCGTCCCGTCGAACAAGGTGAGGCCGAGTTCGGCGAGCGTATAGATCGATTGGTCGCGCCAGATGACGCCGATCCCGGAAATCGGCCCCTCGCAGAGCGCCATGATCAGGTCGGCCGTGTAGCTGTAGGCGCTCGGCGAAGCGAACAGGCCGCCTTTGCCGCCGCCGCCACCCTGGGTGCTGAAGTTGGCGTACCATATCACGTTCGCGGCGATCTTGGTTCGACCCCACACGATTGGGATCGGAAGCGTGTTGACCGAGGTCTGCAGTTGCAGTCCGGTGTAGTCGGGCTTCTGGCTCGAACTCTGCCGGAACCAGCTCATGGGGCGGACCTCCAATAGCTCGCGAATTTTGCTTCGCTCAGGCGCGAGGCGATTTCGGCATTGCGTGCGAGGTCTTCCTCGAGGACGATCCGCGCGGGATGAAACGCATGGACGATCGTCAGGGGAGTCTGTCTCGTGACGATCCCGCCGTGGCTGAAGCAGCGACCGTATTTGAACAGGACAACGTCGCCGGGTTGCGGCGATGCGACTTCATGCGCGCGCGCCAACAGATGAGCGAGATAGCGCTCCTCGCCGCGATGCAGGTGCCAATCGCGGGTGTACGGCCTGGGATCGAAAGGATCGACGAGCCCGAGATCGACATAGACCCGCACCAGCAGCATCGCGCAGTCGCAGCCGACGCCCTTGACGTCGGCCATGTGGTGATAGGGCGTGCCGATCCATTCGCGCGCCGCCGCGACGACGCGGGCGCGGGCGTGACGCTCGTCCATAGAATGCTCCATTCGGATGCGCGGCGGCTCGCGCCTACTCGCTCGATGGCGCCGTTCAGTAGGCGATCTGCGGCGGGGGCACGAAGGGGAAGCCGCGGAAATTGCCGAGGTTGTTGAACCGCGACTGGCACGTCGCGCGCGTATGATCGCAGCCAGCGTAGACGGTGAAGCCGTCGCCCGGCGAGGGCGTCGAGGGCAGGGGATAGATCAGCGCCAGCGAGGCGCCCGCGGCGACGCTCTTCACGGTCGCGCGCACATTGGCGTTGACGCCGGAGGTAAACACGATCGCGCCTTGCGAATGGCTCGCTGCCGCGCCGCTGAAATTGATGAGCGTCGCGCTCGAGCCGGCGCCGACGGCCCCGCTCGCGGCGTAGGTCCCGCGGGGGATGCCGCATCCCGAGTCGTAGAGCGTATGCAGGCAGGTTGGCGAATAGAGATTGCGTGGCATGTCGTAGTCGAGCACGACGAGGTCGGAAGCGATCGTGACCGTCGCGCTCGTGCGCCCGACTTGATCGATCGTGGACACCCGCCCATGGAACAGCGTCACGCCGCCGATGACCGCGCCGCCGATCGCAGTCATGAACACGCGGTCGCGTTGCACTGTCGCGCCGTCGAACGCGCCGTCGCGCAGCGCGTTGAGGAACGGCGCGCCATTGACGAGATCGGTGGGTCTGGCGGCGATGGTGATCTGCTGCTTGTCGACCTCGAGCCCGACGGTGGCCCTGTATTTCAAGCCCTGCACAAGCGGCCCGCTCGCCGAGAAGGTCGCGCCGTTGTAGAGGACCGGCTGATCGACGTTGGTGTAGGTGAGTGCAGCTCCCGTCGACAGCGTGAAGGTGAAGCAGTCGGCGAAAGCAATTGCGGCGTCGGGATTGGCCCGCGCCGCGTTGAGGAAGGCGACGAGTGCGCTCGATGCGGTCTTCATGATGTCCGAACCGATCGAAACTTGAGGCTTTGCAGCGTCCAGAGGTTTTGCATGAACTGCTCGAAATCCGCGGCGTCGTCGTCGAAGCGGCATTGAAAGGCGTAGGAGAACGAGGCGCCGATCACCGCCCCGCTCGCCGGCGCACTCGCGAAGACGAGGCTGTTGGGCGTCGTCAGCGACCAGCCCGAGTGCTGGATCGCGCCGCCGACGGTGACTTGCGTGACATTCGTCACCCAGCCGACCGGTTCGACGAAGCCGCCGAGGGCGCGCGCGAAAGTGAAGGTCGCTGTTGTCCCGTCGCCGACCGCGATCCCCTGACTGGTCACCGTGCTGTCGGTCGGATCCGTGTAGAGAAATGTGCCGAACTGTCCCTGGCATTGCAGGAAGAGGCCCATAAGGTCTTGCAGAGAATTGGCGCCGAGACCGGGATAGCTCACCCCGTCAGAAGCGAGCCCGTCGAAGCTCAATTCGAACTGCCAAATCGGGTTCTGGTAGAGCGCATCGCGCACCTCGCGGCCCGAGACATGACTGGCGACGATGGTTGCGAAGGTCGGCTTCTTGTGAACGCTCCAGCCTTGGCCGGGCAGGGCGGGGAAGGCGGGCGGCGCCGTCATGACCGCACCGTCGTCAGCTTGACAACGCCCAGAGCGAACAGCATGGCCATGAACTCCTCGAAGTCGAGCGCGTCGTCGGCGAAGCGACAGAGCCAAAGGACGCCAAAGTCGGCGGAGACGAGGACGCCAGCGGCGGGCGCGGCCGCAAAGACGATCGCCGGGGGAACGCCGGTCGAGAGCGACCACGTCGAAGCCGGCGCTGCGGCGCCGTTCAAATAGACGGCGTTGACGCCCGATGTCGCCGCGCCAGGTTCCGCATAGGCGCCGAACGAACGCACCAGTGAAAAGCGCGTCGTCGATCCGTCGCCGACGCCCAGAGCTTGTCCCTGTGCGACCGACAACCCAGGTGGCGCGAGCCAGAACGGCGTTGCGGCGCCGGCCGCCTCGAGGAAGAAACCGGCGATCGCCTGCATCTCGAGATGCGTGGCGTCCGAGCGCAGCACGTCGTAGGTCAGCTCCAGCTCGTAAATGGCCGCCGCATAGCGCGCACGCCGCGTCGAACGCCCGGAGGCGTGGTCGGCGAGATCCGTGCCGAATTTCGGCCGCACGATCGTCGACCACCCGAGCGTCGCCAGCGTCGGAAAGCTCGGGTAGGTTTGAGGCTCCGGCGCCGGCGAGGGCGCCGGCGGCGGCAGGGCGGGGCCGCGGCCGTTGAGCCAGTCTCCGGCTGCCCAGTCGCCCGCGTCGCCCCATTCGTCCGCGAGCAGCGGGAAGACGGGAAACGGCCGTGCGTCCCAGTTCCAGATGCACGAGAACGCGAATTGCACCATCGGGCAGCCGGCCAGCGAGGTCTCGTTATGGCCGTTCGTATTCCAATATTCGTAGACTGCCTGAAGCGCGAGGCTCGCCAACGTGTCGTCACGCTGCGGCAAAAAGCCGCCGCCCGGCGCCGGCTGCCAGAGCGACCAATAGGGCGTCGCACTGCCGCTCGACTTGGGGTCGAAGAACACGTTGGGCTGGTTGGTCGCCTTGTCGCAGGCGGGAAAGCCGTATTCGAGAAAGCAAATCGATTTCGCTTGCGGCGTCCATTGCGTCGCCGGTCCGTGCGGCGACCAGCCGCTGCCGTCGCCGTCGTCGTAGATCGCCTGGTGCGAGTTGTTCCACCACCAACGAAGTTGCTTGTTGGCGAGCAACTGCTGATTGGCGAAGTAGGGGCTGCGCGTCTGCGCGAGCCGGTCGCCCGAGGGCAGCGAAACGACGAGGTCGGAGCCGTTCGGGTCGAGTCCCGGGCCGCTGTTGCTTCCCTGGGAATAATACCAGTTGAATTTTTCGCCGCCCTCGATGTTCGCCTTGAGATAGGGCAGCGAATAGAGCGTTGGCGCGCCGGATAGGCCGAGGCTGCTCATCGCGGCGCTGGAGGGCGGCCAGGTGCCGGAGGGCGCACGCGCCTGCCAATTCGCCGCATCGAGGCCGCCGTCGCCAGTCGTCCAGTCCGAGAGCGGCAGGTAGTTGTCGAAGGCGACGAGATCGATGTTCGGGGAGGCCCACAGCGCGTCGAGATGCGGCCATTGACCGTTGGCGTCGGCGTGCTGATAGCCCATCCAGTCCGACCAGTCGGCGGAATAGCTGATGAGGTTTGAGAGGGACGACAGGTTTTTGGTCAGGCCCGCGCCGTCGAAGATCGCGCGCACGTCGCCGGCGAGCGCCTGCAATCCGACGACGAACGGATAGTCCCACGACGCGCAGCCCGCGGCGTCGGTCGTTCCCGCTTGCGTCCAGGCCGGCCCGCGGACCGTCTCCAGGCCGCGCAACTCCGAACCCAGGACGAACAGATCGACGCCGCCGGCGATCGTGCAGAGCCAGGCGTAGTGCAAGATCATGCGGCGGTAGGTGTAGTCGGTCGGCACGCCCGAGTAGCTCACGGTCAGGTTGACGGGATCCGGCGTGAACCCAGACGGCTTCGCCGCGCCGAGGAAAGCGGCGACGGCGTTTGTCGCGGCGGCGCAGATGTCGGGCGCATGGGTGATGAGGCCGCGCCAGGGGTAGCCTGCCGCGGTCATCAGAAGAAACGGGTAGAACACGACCTTGAAGCCGCGCGCCTTGAGATCGCGAAGGCATCGCACGACGCTCGCGTCGGAAGGCGTGCCGCCGTAAACGGCGCTTCCGTTCGCAAGCGCGGGAAGCGCGACGAGGCCACTCGACGCCTGCGTCAGTCCTGACACGCGCCACGCGTCGGCGATGTACGCGGCGCCGCTCCATTGCTGGAACGATCCGCCGATGTAGTTGGTCGAGGGATAGATTCGGCAGGTCGCGGCCTCGAGCGAGTCGGCGAACCAGGAGCAAACGATCGAGACCGTCTGGCATTCGGGATGCGCCGCCTGCAACTGATCGATCGCGTAGCTGTAGTCGGTCTTCGTGCCGCCGGGGGCGTAGAACGTGTTGAGATTGGCAAGAGCCCCGTGCGGCTTCGCGCCCGTGTGGGCGATCGTATCGTAGGTGAACTCGCCGGTCGAGGGCAGCAGGTGAACGCCTGGAACGGTGCACATCGCGTGGCCTCAGCGCGTCGTCAGGCGTCGCAAGCCGAGCGCGGCGCCGTGCCGCACCGCTTCGTCCATCGACTTGAGCATCGTCGAGCCATTCGCTTTCATCCACTGCGAAACGGAGCCCGCGTCGACCGCCGAGACGTGAAAGTTGGTGGTCGGATGAATATGAACCGCGCCGCTCGCCGCCGCACCGCTCGCGGACGTCTCGCCCGACAGCATGTCGCGAAACGCGCCGGCTTGCGCCGCCGGCATCACCAGCTCGTTGTGGTGGATGAGGGTGAGCATGTCCTGCGGAACCTGCCACATGCCGATGTCGGCCGACGCGACAGCGCCGGCCATGCCGGCGACGGTCGCCTGCGCCGCCGTCGCCGGGCCGGCCGCGAAGGGACCCATGATCGGCGCAAGAAAACCGAACACGCCCGCGAACGCCTCGGCGGCCGAGGAGAGAATCGA